GAATACTTTAAAAGGAGACCAGTAGGTTGGAGAGAAGATCAAAGAACATATATGTTTTTAAGAACACAAGGGGTTAAGGAATCAGCTGAAAAGTTATTTCCTACTCTTGATATGATAAAACGTAATTCAATTAAACTTGACAAACCTGATCAAGCAAAACCTAAAGGTAAGTTTCTAGAGCTAATGAAAAAGGCTAGAGATGGGGATGCGAATTCAATATTTAATGAGGTTTAACTATGACAAAAATTAGTTTAGATATTGTAAACTTTAAACAAGAAATGCAAAGAGTTAAAAGAGAAGTTCAATATTTAGCTAATAAAAAAATAGAAGATCAAATTAATTATGCTGAACAAACTTTAAAGATAGTGACTCCTGTTGACACAGGTAAAGCTAGATCTGGATGGACAAGCAAAACAAGTAAAGACTTTGATGGCTACACCGAAGGTATTATTTCCAATGATGTAGAATATATTGATGTCTTAAACAAAGGACACAGTAAACAAGCACCTAAATATTTTATTGAACAAGTGCTTATGACAATTGGAATTTTAACCCCCAATTAAAATATTGCCCTCTGATGGCTTCTTATTATACAAGAAAACCATTAGGGGGCAATTTTATTAAGGAGGAACCATATGAGTGGTGTAGAAATTAGAGTACGTTCTAATAGTCGTCAGGCAAGAAGTGACTTAAATCAATTAGAGCGTTCAGTAGGAAATATAGAAAAAACAGCAAATTCTGTTAGTAAAGCCTTTAGAAATTTAGCGGTTGGTATTGGTGTAGCCTTTTCAACAGCAACAGTATCAAAAGGTATTAACAGAGCAACTGACTCTTTAACTAGTATGCAAAACAGAGTTGCCTTAGTAACAGGGCGAACTAAAGAGTTAAATTCAGTATTAGATGACTTATATAATATTTCTCGTAGAACAGGTCAGCCCGTTGATTTAGCTGCAGATACATTTAACAGATTCGGATTAGCTTTATCTGAAGCGGGAAAAAGCTCCGCAGATATACTTAAAGCAGTTGAATCTGTAAATAAATCTATTGCTATTTCTGGTGGTGGTGTAGAATCTGCTAGAGCAGCTTTGACACAGCTTGGTCAGGGTTTAGCTTCTGGAACTTTAAGAGGTGAAGAACTTAACTCTGTTTTAGAACAAGCTCCTCGGCTAGCACAAGCTATTGCTGATGCGATGGGTAAACCTAGAGGAGAGCTAAGAAAGCTTGCAGAGGCTGGGAAGTTAACAACCGAAGTTGTATTTGATGCTCTTCTCTCCCAATCAGAAAAATTAAGCGAAGAATTTTCTACTCTTGAATTTACTTCAGCAGAAGCTTTGGTTACCTTAAGAGACCAAGTAGGTCGTGTTGTTGCAGAAATAAGTAAGCAACTTAATATTACTACAAGCTTTACTGATAGAATTATGAAACTTTCTGCAGCTATTGAGGCAAACAGGTCTGCTATTGTAGACAATGTTGTTTCATTTGCTAGAGGATTTAGAGATTCTTTTGAAGGAGTAATAGCAGTAGGTCGGGGTGTAGCAAGAATTTTACAAGCTATCTTTAATCGCGCTATTGATGCATTGCCAAATCTAACCAGCCCTTTTAGAGATTTTGCTCAAGTAATAACTGCAGAGGTAGTAACAGGTCTTTTATATGCTGGCGCTATTGTTAAACGCTTTGGATTAGACTTAGAAGGTTTATTTAGAAGAATAACAGACACTAAATTTAGTGGAGCAATCCGACAAGTATTTCAATCAAAATCACTAAAAGAATTTGGTGATGCATTATTTAGAATTGGTGAAGTATTAGATCGTTATGGTAAACGGTGGTATAACTTTGGAAATATTACTGAGAAAGTATTAAGATCTACTAATGTCTTTTTGCTAGAAACCGGAATTGCGTTTGGTCTTGTTGATCAACAACTAATTAGATTGCGTTATACATCGTTTGAACGGTTTGGAAAAGCTGCAGGAGTAGTTGCAAATGCATTTAGAGACATTTCTAAAAATATTGCTGCATCTAACTTCATTGTTGCGGTTCAAGTAGGAGTATTAAAAGCTACTCAGATTATAACTAATTTTGGAAAAGCAATTGATGCTCTTTCTAATAACAGACTTTCAAAATTATTTGTTGTTACTAAAAATACTTTTTTAGAAATATTTAATACTTCTTCAAAATACTTAGGATTAACTAGAAACTTTATAGAAAAGACTCTCATAGCAATTGAAAGAAAATTCGCTTGGGTCTACGATAAAGTGATTGGTAACTCATGGTGGACAGACACTATGAAAGAAACTCTTAGTCTTGCTAATGAGTATTTACCAAAAACTTTAAATGTTTTAAAAACATTTTCAGAACAAGCTTCAGACAAATTTAAATCTATTAGATCTACTCTTCAAAAAGGATTTTCAAGCAAAAGCAGCTTTGAAGTTATGATTGATAAAATTAAATTTAATGTTAAGGCTATTTCACAATTCGTTAAAAATTTAGCAACTCCTATTGCAGATTCTATTTCTAATGCTGTAAGATTAGGTTTAAATTCGCTAAGAGACGTATCTCCTCAAATAGCAGGTTATATTTCTGTAGGTTTAGCAGCAGCTTTAACTAAATTTATTAGTCCTGCTTTTTTTGGAAAAACTTTTGCTAAACTAGGACCATTGTTTGGTATTAGTATTTTTGTAGCAGTATCTACTGCTTTAAATAATGCTGTACTAAAATCAGGCTTTTATGAATCAGTAGCGCGAGGATTAGGGAATGCAATCGGTAATGGTATTCAAACAATTGTTGCTAATGTTCCCCAGATACTAAAAGCTCTTTTAAGAGTAGGCGCTGCGTTTGGTCAGGGATTAGCAGAAACTATTGGTAATAGTCTTATTGGGCTTCCTGCTAAAATACTTAGCTTTTTAGGGCCAGCTGGTGGAATTTTAACTACTATTTTATACGGGGGTTTAACAGCTGCAGTATTTTTTAGTGGAGTAAGAAAACAATTATTTTCTTTAGTTACTTCTTTGTTATCTACTGCCGCTAGCAGTGGTGTTATTGGCAGATCTGGTTTATTATACAATTTATTTGTTGGTAGTAATTCGTCACATTTAGAAAAAAGAATTACTGAACATGGATTAAATGTTTCAAATAAAGTTGCTGGTAAACTAGCTAGTAAAAATAGACGTAGAGGTTTAATGCAGCTAACCCAATTAAGCGGCTATGTAATTGGTGCAGAACTTTTATTAGGAGACCTTATAGGCACTACCGGAGCAGCTATTGCAGGTATTGGTGCTTCTGTTTTACAAACATTAGCAATAGGAAATCCAGAAACAGTTAGAACAGTCGTAAGTACATTTAATAGCGTTTTGGCTAAAATCTTTGCAAAAATAAATGCAGCAGAAATTTTTACAAAAGGCAAGGATATTCTTTCTGGGTTATTTAAAGTATCTACTTCTAATATTGTTTCTGATATTTCCGGTATTTCTTTTGCTACTAAAAACTCTACAAGTCTTTTTGCAAAAGGTTGGGCATTCGCTAGCAATAAAGCTTCACTTGCAATCGAGGCTTTTTCAAGACTTAGTTTAAATAGATTAAAAAGAGTTAAAACTGCTACTGTCTCTACTAACGTAGCGCTTTCAACTATAAACGCTGCGTCAGCAGGGGCAAGTGCCGCAGGAGCTATTGGAGCAGCTGCATCAGCAGCGGGTGCTAAATCTTCTAAATTAAGTGGATTCTTTACTACTTTAACTGCAGGTGCTGTTGGATTTAAAGATGTTATTATCTCAAGTATTTTACCTGCTATTAGTAGGTTATTAGGTGCGCTAAAAATAAAAGGTGCTGTTGTAGCATTTGGTTCATCTATTGGTACTGCTTTTGCAGGGGCAACTGCTGCTATAGGAAGCATACTTGCAGGTATACCGTTAATGGCAATTGCTGCAGGTACAGCAGCTGCTAGTATTTTAGGTTTAGGAATTGGTGGTGTTATTTATAGTGCTTTCTTCGGAGAAGGTGATACTTTCTTAGAAAGAGTTAAAAACAACTTTAATGGTGTGCTAGCTTATTTTGACTTACTTAATAAAGATATAGGGAAAGTTAGACAAGAATCTCTTAAGACTTTAAAGTCTATTGAAAAGTTTGCGGGAGAAGAATTTAACATTAAATTAAGTGCTCAACTTTCAAATGCAGATTTATCAGCTGCTTCTGATAGAGAGCTAATAGCTATTGAAGAAGCAGTTAAAGAACTTGACAAAGGTAGACGAAAAGCGGATTCAGAAAGAAACTCATTTGGGTCTGTATCTGAAGAAACTCGTAAATCTATTCGTGCAGCTGTTCTTGCTGTTGAATCAGCAGTCAGAGAAGGTAGCGGGGGTGCAACTGCGTCATCTTCTGCCATAGAGACGATTCGTAAAACTATTCTTTCAGATATGGATTCTCAATCTGCAAGTGGATTTACTACAGCCTTAGCGAAAACTATTAATAATGCTCTTGGCACTAATTTTATGAGCAGTAATCTTGCTGCAGCTGGCTTTGCGGGCATATTAGAAGATGATAGATTTGCTACAGAAGGTGCATTTGATAACAAAGAAACTGCTAAAGCCTTTGGTAGACAACTTCGAGATTTCTTTCCAAATAATGGGTTTGCGGAACTACCGGAAGCATTTAAAGGTTTAATTAATCAGATTGCTGAAACAGGTACAGTATCTGCAAAAGTAGCTGATGCCTTGTCTGCAGTACAACTTTCAAGTGACCCTGATGCATTCGCTAAAGTTTTATTTCAAGATACAGGACTTAGTATTCCAGAACAACAATTGCAAAATTTATTAAAAGAAGTTCAAATTCAAAGTAAATTAAATTCTGCAAATGTTATTTTAGGAAGACAACAAAAAATTGCGGAAGTTACGGCTAAAGCAATTGGAAGAGAAGTTTCGGTAAGAGAAATTCAATCGTTAACAGGCACACAAGATTTAAATGATTTAGATAGTTTTGTAAGACAAATTACTAAACTAGAAAATCAATTTGATAAATTAGGTCAAAATATTACTGACCCAAAGGTAGCAAGCCAGTTAATTGAGGCTTCATACTCATCAGGTCAAGAAAGTCTTTTAGGCAAACAATTTGTTGAGTTAGAAAGGCTAAAGGCAGAGTTAGCAGGTCTTGCACAGCAAAAACTTGAGTTTTCGTTAGAACCTGGAAGTCTTGCAAATATTAACAGTCAACTTCAAAGTATTGGAGTTGAAACTCTTGATCCGTTGCTTGGCAGCATAATGACATCTGATGTTGGAGATTTAATTTACGAAAAGTTCGGAATTGAACAAAATCTTGTAAAAATAAACAAATTAACAGCACAAAGAGCTTCTTTAATTAAAGAAGGTAATACTAAGTTAGATTCTCAAGATGGAAAAGTAGCAGAAATAAACAAGAAATTAGACTTTCAAGTTAAATTAGCAAATGTTAGTCTTTTAGCCTCGACTCAAGGATTAGCTATAGTTCAAGACGCAGCAAGCGCTATTACTGACAGACAAATTAATTTAAATGATATTCTCAAAATTGATCCTAAAACAATAGAAGCTATTGCTAACGCTCAACAAGAATTAGTTAGGCTTAGATTAATAGCAACTCAATTTGGAAAAGGTGTTTCAATTGTTGAAGGATTAAGCGCTAAAGAAGTTGAAGTTAAGATTAAAGAAATTCAGGATATAATGAAGAATTTCTTTAAAGGTGTTGGCAAATCTTCAACAGGTGGAACAGTATTTGAAAAGTTTGTAGGTAAGTTTAATGCTGCAGGTTTTAATGCTGATTTAACCCAAGTAGCAAGTATGTCTCGTAAAATGATTACTTCTTTAATTAAGCCTTTAAATTTAATTGAAAAAGCTCAAAAGAGAATTGTTAATCTTGGATTAAAAGATGTCGCAGGAAGACAAGCTCAATTAAAAATAATTAAAGATCAAAGACAATTAATTGCTAATCAAATACTAGATACAGGAACAGTAGAGCAAGCAGCAATTGCTTTTGAAGCTATTGGGCTAGATCCGGCTTTAGTTGATGAAAGTAGGCAAGCTCAAGAGTTAGCTTTCAATATTGTTAATCTTGAAGAAAAATTAAACAACACTTCTGCTAAAAATCTTACATTAAGAAAGTCAATTAATTTAGAGTTAGATCTTTCACGACAGCTTTTAGAAGAAATTACTACAAAAGCAGAGGCTGCTACAGATAGAATGAGAAGTGCTTTTGCTTCTAGTTTTAAAGAGTTGTTAAAGGGAGAAGCTACTGTACAGCAATTCTTTGATAAGTTTTTAGATTCCTTGACTAATCAAATTATTGATACTGTAGTTGATTCTTTTACTCAGGCATTTTTCAAGGCTGCTGGTTTAAACACAATGTTTGATACTATGTTTGCAGGGTTAGGTTTGTTTGGTGCTCAAGTTGGCACTGGGCAAGAAGATCCTACTCAAGCTAATATTAGCGTTAATGCTGATAAGGTAGCAGAACAAACAAATACTCTTGCCGAAGGTATAAATCAAGGTTTAAAAGATGGTATAGATAATAGTTGGATGGAAACTCTATTTTATGGTGCAAAAGACTATATATCCGGTTTTGGCCAAAGTATTATGAAGATGTTTAATGGAATATTCGGTGGTTTAAACGGTTCAAGTAGTATGGGCGGCCTTGGCGGCTTTAGTAGTTTATTTGGAGGCTTTGGAGATTCATCAATCTTTGATGGTCTTTTTGGAGGATCTGGATTAGGGCTTTCTTTTAATAAAGGCGGCATAGTTCCTGATACTCCTTATTCTAAAGCAGGCGTAGACAGTGTTCCTGCAATGTTAACTCCAGGAGAATTAGTTGTTCCAGCTAACAAAGTTAAATCATATCAAGACAATAATAACAAACAACAAAACGTAGTTAACTTGTCTATTACAGGTGATGTATCTCGCCAAACAAGACAGGAAATTATTAAAATGCTACCAACTATTTCTGCGGGTGTTAATGCAACAAACAAAGAAAATAATTATAAAGGTAGATAACAAAATTACTAACAGGTCACTCTTCGGAGTGGCCTTTTTTATCAAAAAAGTCAGCTAAAAAAGTGAGAAAAACAACGCATCTATAATGATACATAGTATCACAACAAACCAAGTGGACACAAAGGAGAATCCCATGAGTATAATTGTTGTAGCGTATATTATTGTTGGTTACGTTTTAATGGCTTTGATGAGCTTTAAAATGGCTAAATATAATGAACGCAATCCTTGGCTGTGGGCAGTGCTTACAGTTTTATTCGGAGCAATTCCGATGGCATACGTATTCTTTGTAAAGTCACGTAAATATTCTCAAGTCGAGAATAGTTAAAAACAACACCTGAACAAGTGTATAAACTGTTCTTTATAATAACCAAGTGGAAACCAAAAGGAGAACTCCATGTCTATTATTATACAACGTACTATCGGCTGGACTATTGGCCTTGCAATTGGATTTGCAATCTGGAATCCTATTGTGGGTTTCTTTTAATCCAAAGCACCTGAACAGGTGTATAAACTGTTCTAAATCTTATAATGGAGAAAAACATGACTGTTGTTTTAAAATTATACAGAGGCACATCACGCGTCGAGGCTCAACAATTGCTTGAGGGTAAACAAGTACGTTCTGTGACTCATTGGTGTGAGTCATATGAAAAAGCTGCTATGTACTCTAAGGGTGCAGTAGTAT